GCTGAAAGCGAATAGTCCCACTCCCCGGTGACGGTGTTGTATTTGACCCAGCTGTCGTTCTCGCCCGAGGCCGACGCCATCGACGGGAAGTGGAAGGCGACTTCGTCGTAGCCCGAGTTCGCCGCGCCCCGGATATGCCGCCAATAAATGTAATTGCCGTGGTTGTCGCGGGTATTGTTTAGGTTTTTGATGACGACGTCCCAGACGTCGCACTGGAGCCGCTGGGCGGCGCCGTTGGTGTACATCCAGAAGGCGTCGCGCGACATCCAGAAGACCATCGGGCCATAGACGGCGACGGCGTGCTGGGCGATGAGCCCGCAGCCCTGCGCGACCTCGCTGAAGCCGAAGATATTCGGGTAGCCGATGTACGCGGCGAGCCATAGGCCGACATCGGTCCAGAGCATCGCTTGCTGCGGTCCTTGGAGTCCTCCGATGATCTTCGAGCCGCGCGTCAGCCGGAACGTCCCGGCCTGATTGCTCACCGCTGCGGTCCAGACGTTGTAGTTCGCATTGTCGCACCATGCGACAAGCATCGGATCTTGGATCTGGGCGGAGCTTGCGCCGTAGGCGATGATCTGTTGCTCGGGCATGCCGATGAAAAAGCCGGTGCATTGGGCCGGAGCTTGCGCGATCTTCTGCGCGTTCTGAATGCCGCTGATCGGGTCCCAATCGAACAAAGGGCCGTTCGTCGGGTTAGCGATCAGCTGCGAGCCCCAGTTGGCGAGGCACCAATCGTCGGTCGAGACGGCGCCGAACCCGGGCGTCCCTGGCGCGGGCGGATATTGAGTGCCAACGAGCGGCGTCGGCTGCGCGCCGGAGCCCCAGCCGCCGACGCCCCAGCCGCCGACGCCCCAACCTGAGTTCGGCAGGAGCGGCGCTTGCGTGATCCAATAAATAATCTGCGGCGCGCCCGCGAAATTGCCCTCGTTATTGGCCGTGGTCGTGGTCGTGGGGCAGGATTGCGCGGCGAAGATGATGAAGTTGTTCGCGTCGATGACTTCTTGAACCGTGTAGTAGCCCTGAAGCGTAATCTGCCCGCTCGGGTCGCCAACCGGCGTCGGCATCGGAAGGGAGAAGGTCGCGCCAGCCGCGAACCCGTGCGCGGTGAGCGTGACCTTGACGACTTGGCTGTTGGCGGTCGTGGAGAAGGTCGCGACGCATGGCGCGGCGACCGGGCTTGCTGTCGTCGAGACAGCGTTGAAGGGCAGCGTGATCTCGTATTGCTGCGCCGTCAGCATCTTCGTGATCGGGAACGCCCCGAAGATGACAATGCCGCCGACCTCGACATGGCATTGCACTTGGACCGAGCTGTAATTGTTCACCTGGGCGTTGGGGTCGTAGACCGTCACGATCGGCGAGCCCGCCGTGGTCGAGAAGGTCTGGCTCGCCGTGGTCACCGCATATTGCGGCGAGATGTCTTGTTTCGACGGCGTGCCGCCCTCCGTCGGCGTGAGGACATTGAGGCCAGTCGTCCCGGCCACGGCGAGATGATTGAAGATGTTGAGGTCAGACCACGCGCAGAGCGCACGCGAGATCCCCGCGATCGTCTGGTTGCCAGGGCCGCCGACCGCCCCGAGGTTGGTAAAGAGATTCATCCACCCGCCGATCTTCTCCGGCAGGCCGCCGCGCCAGCGGATCAGATTCGAGGCGACGACGTTCGCTTGCAAAAGCGTTGGCGTTTGGAGAATTTTGACGCCAGGGAGAATTTTGACGGTGCCGAAGGGCGTTTTAAGTCTCCTCTGATCATCCCGCAGCGGGCGACTGTGTCGGCGGCGGCGAGCTGTAGGACGACATCGCCGCCCAGCCAAGAAACCGCTTCTGCATTTCTTCGCTCTTCGCCGACCCCAAGAGCGTCTGGAATTGCGATTCCCAACTCACGGCCATGCGCGGATCGTCGGATTGGGCGCCGAAGTTGTGGCGATAGCCGGAGGCCGAGACCATCGCCGCGGCGAGGAAGAGATCCGGCAAGACCTGGGTCAGGAACGTCATCTGCGTCCCGTCGGCCGGCGCGGCTGAGTAGAGAGGAACCGGCCGACACTTGCCATGGATCCGGAACACGTAGGCCTGATCCGGCGCGGGGCCGAAGATGAGCGCCTGATCGGAGAGCGGCGCAAAGACGGTCGGACGTCCAAAGGGACCCGGGTTCGGGAAGAGGCCGCTATAGACCGCATCGATGTAGTCGACGGTGACCGGGATGGCGGGCTCTCCGCCAGTGGTCGGCTGCACGCCCGATGGCGGATTCGGCGTGGTGCCGACCGGCTCGATCATGACGCGCTCGACGATGAGAATTTGCTGAGCTGGGCTCGGGCTCGCAAACGTGGAGAGATTGGCCGCGAAGCTTTGCGCGCGCGTGTATGGAGTCATCGGGAACAGCTGCCGCGTCTCCGCGTACAGGAGGTCCAGCTCGCGATAGCAGCGCTGTTCGGCGGAATCGATGATCGTCGGCAGGATGGCGACGAAGTTCGGGTCGTCCACGTTGGCGTTGGGCACCACCATTTCGAGCGCGAGCGCGGTTTGGAAGCTGGCATAGGTGTAGCTCATGGCGCCTGCACGTCAGAAATCCGCGCTTCCAATCCGGCCAACCGTGCGTCCAGTTCCTTCACCGCATTGGTCAAGGCCGCGATCAGCGGCATCAATTCGATCGCCAGTTTGCCATCTTCGCCCTCGACCACAGCATCGGGCAGCGCCTCACGCACGCCCTGGGCGACAAAACCAAGCTCGCGCCGGTCCTCGATCTTCCAGCCTGGATGTTCCGGCGGCGGCTCGGGGTGGATGCGATAATAGTGCTTGGGCTCGATCCGGCGCAGGGCGTCCATGCCGACTGTCGCCGGTTCGATTTCACGTTTCAGGCTGGCGTCCGAGGCTTGGCTCAGCGTTCCGGTGATGGTCAGATTGCCGGTGCCGGGGAGCTGCATGAGGGCGGTGCCGGCATAGTTGAACCAAAATCTGGTTCCGGTCGATCTTTGAAAGAGGTAGCGCCATGCGGTGCCGTCGGTCGCAATGCCGCTTTCGCCGACGATGTAATTGTTGCCATCCGAATACGGACCGCTGTTGCCGTACAAATAAAGGCCAGCCCCTGACGCTGGGGCGAAGATCCCGCCGTTATTGACATGCAGGCCGCCATTGGTGTCGAGAGTGAAGCTCACCCGGCTGCCGGTTTCATCGGAAATGTTGAATGACCCATCAGCAGGGAAGACGCCAGCAGACCACGTACGAAGATTCGTGACGGTCGCCCGGAGACGGGCGTAGTGGCTCGCATCGGCGACGATGTTGAGCGGGTCGTCAGCGGCGGGATTGTAAATTTGCGTGGCGCGGGCGTTGAGCGTTCCGGTCAGACTTCCGCCAGCGAGCGGCAAATAATTGGCGAACGTGGAATTGAACGCCAAATTCCCGACGTTGGAGCCGTCCACAGACGCAGTGACGAGATTTCCGGCCCAGCCGAAACCGATAGTATGTCCTCCTCCCGTCAAAGCGCTGTAATTGACGCCAGTGCCAGAAAGATTGATCAGCGTTCCATTCAGCGCGCCGGTGAGCGTTCCGCCGGCGAGCGGTAAATAGCCGCCGAGTGAGGCAGTGACTTGCGCCGCTGTCTGGAAGCCCGAGGGGTTGCTCGCGGCATAGCGCGAGGTGTCGACCGGGTGAACGTGGTCGGCCCGGGCATAATTGGCGCTGGTCCCGACCGCCGCCGTCCCGTTCATCAATGGCGTCGTGGTCGAGGGGGCCGGAAGCTGCTGCAACGGCACCGGATTCAGGTTCGCAGTAGCGTTTCCGGCCAGCACAAGCGGTCCGGTCAGCGTTCCTCCGCTCAAAGGCAAATACGCGGTGGGCGGCGGCACGAACACGAAATGGTCGCTGCCGAGCGTCGCCACATTCCCCGCGTCGGCGGAGACCGCTGTCGGCCCAGCAGGCCCCTGCGCGCCAATCGGACCCGTAGCGCCAATCGGACCCGTAGCGCCTTGCGGCCCCGTGACGCCTTGCGGCCCCTGAATCCCCTGCGGGCCTGCCGGACCTTGAGCTGCGCCGAGGTCGACCCAGCCGGCCGACGTCATGCCGACGCCGACATAGACCCAGACATGGCTGTTGACGGTGTAGAGCAGCGCCTGACCAGTCTGCATCGTCAGCTGGCTCGGCGGCACGTTTGCGGCGTCCCAATTGGCCGGGATGACCCCGTTCGGGGGCAGATTGGCTGGCGTCTTCGACGCGCCGAACTGGCCGACAATGACCGCGCTCTGTCCCGCCGCACCGGCTGGCCCCTGCGGCCCGACCAAGCCGGTCGGTCCCGACAGGCCGGTCGTGCCTTGTGGCCCCTGCGGGCCAACCGGGCCGGTCGAGCCCGCTGGCCCTCCTGGCCCCGCTGGCCCCGTCCCGCCGGTCGGCCCTGCCGATCCCTGCTGACCGGGCGGCCCAACCGGACCCGTTGGACCCGTCGAGCCGGTCGAGCCTTGCGGCCCCTGCACGCCTGCCGGTCCTGGCGGCCCAACGACGTTGCCAAGACCCGACCAACCCGAGGCTGAGATCGCCGTCCCGACATAGTCCCAGATCGAGTTATCGACCGTGTAAACGAGCGCCTGACCGGGTTGCATCTGGATGGCTGTCGGCGGATTCCCCGGCGAGTCCCAATTGATCGGGATGAGGCCGGACGGCGGCAGAGCGGACGGAGCCTTGGTCGAGAAGCTGCCGACGATGATCGCCGTCTGCCCAGGCGGACCAGGGTTTCCCTGCGAGCCTTGGGGGCCCACTACGCCCTGATTGCCCTGCGGACCGGTGATACCCTGCGGCCCCACGTCTCCTTGGGCTCCCGGCACGCCCTGAGGGCCTTGCGGCCCGGTTCCCCCAGCCATCCCCTGCGGCCCTGTGACGCCCTGCGCCCCTGCCGCGCCGCTCGCGCCGGTCGGTCCTTGCAGGCCAGCCGGCCCCTGAATCCCCTGCGGCCCCTGCGGTCCCTGCGTAGCGCCGAGATCGACCCAGCCGACCGGCGTGTAATTCGTCCCGACGAACTCCCAAATCTGGCCGGTCGCGGTATACAGCAACCCTTGCCCGATCTGCATTTGAAACGGGGATGGCGGATTGCCAGCGCTATCCCAGTTTCCTGGGATCTGGCCGGACGGCGGCAGAAGCGCAGGCGACTTGGTCGAGAAGCTGCCGACGATGATCGCCATCTGCCCGGGCGGACCGGTGAGGCCAGGAGGCCCCTGATAGCCCTGCTGGCCTTGAATGCCCGCCGTCCCGGGATTGCCCTGCTGACCCTGCGGCCCCTGCGGGCCGAGCGCTCCCGGCGGACCTGCAATCCCCGCGACCGCCGACCAGATCGGATCGTTGCCCGCACCTTGGCCCTGAAGGAATGTCCCGGCGTCGCCGGTCACAGTCCAGTGTGGCGGCGAGCCGCCAACGAGCACCGCGCCGCCTGGATCTGGGGTGATGGCGCCGATCTGCGTCGCCCCGCCAAAAAGCAGGCTGTAAAGCGGAAAGAACGATGTCCCCGTGCCGCCATCCGCGACCGATACCGGGGTCGGCAAATGACTGAACTCGGCCGTTTGCGAGAGCTGAAGCTTGACCGTGACCCCGCCTTGAACGAATGGCGACCATTCGCTGCCATTAGGCGGGTTGCCCTGCGGCAAGAGCGAGATCGGCGTCTCGTTCTGCGGCGCCGCCCCAGGCGTCGGGTCTTGCTGCACTGTCCAGTCAGCAGGCCCAGGAACGCCAGGAACGGGCGCCGAAGGCAGCGTCGGGTCGGGTTCGATCGGGGGAAAGAAGGGCTTATTCATCGCCAGTTTACTCGATCGTTATCGGCTCCTGCGGATCTTGCTCCGTCACGATCGGCCGCCCGGTCACCGAGAAGCCGCTCGGCGGCTGCGGATACGGCTGCCCGTGCTCGGTCGTGATCGGATTGCCGGAGACCGGCGACGGATCGAAGCGCGAAGCGATGAAGTTCTCGGGACGCGGATCGTACACCGGCACCGGATCAGGCGGGATGAGGCGCGCCTTCATCTGCGGGTTCGGGACGTCCATGCAAGTTTTGCACACGCGCTTGCGCGTATTGATGAGCTTGGTGCCCTGCCACTCGTACTGATAGCGGAGCTTGTGCAGATTGTACCAAAGGTTGCAGCGGTCGCAGACGCCAAACGCGCGTGGGGCTTGCGGGTTGGTGATCGCGTGTCCGGAACGACTCGCGTAGCCCATCA